AGTTACTGTGATTATATCGCTAAAATTAGCAGTGCCATTATCAGTCGACTGAACTGTAAATGATTTTGTACCAGCACCGATTGAGCCATCTATTACAATATTGCTAGTAATAGTTGTAGCACCAGTGTCCATTCTTTTCATTAATTTATGTATCGCTGTTGGCAATGCTCCAGCTGACACATCGGTTTGCATATAAATGTCAGTCATTTTTAAATTTGACCCGCCTCCTGAAATATCTAAATTATACAAGGCTTGTGCGTTTGATGTGTAAACGTTAACTGTTTGTGAGTCCCATAATTTTACAGCATCATTCCAAACTTTTAAATCTACTTTAATTCCTTTATTAGGTTCTGTAATTTTTACCCATACGCTACCACTTGGACGAGGACTTGTATCTGCAAGTTTATACTCTGGAATATCTGTATGCTTAGAAATTTGCAGTTTTGGTGGATAATAAGTACCATCTGTAAACCCAATATCTGCTTCCGGATCTATATCAGCAGATGCAGTGCTGGCTATTGCCATAGTTGTCCATTCTTGGTCATTCCAATAACTGTTAAAATAAATTTCTAATTTACCGTTTATAGCAGCAGCCGATACAACTGGAGTTAAAGAAAACACTGTATTAATAGTTGTAGCAACGTCTTCGGCAGTGTCTCCAGTGGTTATATTAATTTGCTGAGGATCTCCTGATAAAGCATGAGCCTCTGTGCTTGTTACAGTAATAGTAAATGATGCTGCTTGGGCTCCTACTATCGTAAATACTTCGCTACCCTTTACTGTAGGCCAACTTTTACTCCATGCACCACTTCCTACTAATACCCAATTGCCTGTACTATTCCTATAAAATGTTTTATTTAAAGTAGAGGTTGCAACAACAGCATACGAGCCTACACTGCCAACGCCTTTAGAAGGTATTACGCCTGCAAATCCATTTGTTTCAACACTTCCTGTATTTTCAGTTTGTGAATCGTCAGTAATAACAATTACTTTTTTGTATGTAAAGTTCTGTCCGCCGTTTAATATACTAGATCCATTCCATTCTTGAACACCCCAAATTGTAGTGCTGGTATCTAACCAATAAGCACCATCGGTTGGATCAGATCCAGGTGCTGTAGAACTTGCTTCAATTTGACTTAAATCAACGTCTGCTCTTACGACCCATGCAGCATTGGCTATTCCTAGATATGAGTATGCTGCTTGCAACCCGTATTCGTTTAATTCGCTTGCATGTATTGGGTTGTTGTTGTTATCAATTTGGAATGAAGGATCTCCAAATGTATCAACTAAATCTCGTTGTGATGTAATTAAATAAGGTATTCCTGCATTTGCATTTAATGTTCCAGATGCAGTTCCAGTACCTGCTCCATTAGGCTTGTTACTTGCAGTTGCAATAAACAGTGCCGGAACTGTTCCTTGTTGCGCTGGTATATAAAAACTTTCGTCAACAACTTTTACTTCTACTCCTGGTGATACTAGTGCCATGTTTTTCTCCTATTAGGCTAATTCTATTAATAGTATTTAGTTGCATTTGATAAAAATTGAGTTGGATAACCAGGCGAAAAAGGTATAGAAAAGGTATGGTAAATATTGTATGCGACCTTTATGTATTTGCGGATTTCGACCAGCGGCTATTAACTATAAAAAAAATAATAAAATATATTATAGGAAAAAATGTGATACCTGTTTGAAAGCATCAAGCGTAGGTGTAGGAATACCTAAATGGCAATTAAGCGGATATATAAAAAAAAATTTTTGTGAAAAATGTAAATTTACAAGTTTTTACACAGAACAATTTAACGTTTATCATATAGATGGAAATTTAAGTAACTGTAAAAGAAATAATCTAAAAACAATTTGTGCCAATTGTCAACGTATTTTACATAGAGAAGGTGTAAAATGGAAACAAGGCGATTTAGTACCTGATTTTTAGCCTATGATAAATCCATATCCAGTACCGCCTGCTACTGCAGTGGAAATTTCTTGTTCTAATTTTTCCATCTCTGCCTGTGCTTCTGCTTTTAGTGCATCACCATTAAGTTGTCCTCCACCTTGCGGTCCTGCTATAGTTGCAAATTTACTTCTTGCTTCTCCTAACATCATCTTACTTATAGCTAATGCATAATCTCTTATCCAAGATTTTGCCATGTAATCTAAAAGTAATTGATCATCTGGTCGGTAATTGTAACATTCAAGTAATAATGTTTCTTCTGCCCTAGGACGTTGTAGTATTGTTAAGACGTGGCGTGTCCTATTCCAATTGAATTCTATGAAAGATCCAAACATCCTGCCTACAAGTTCTTGGAATTGGCTAAAAAAATCATAGGTTGCCAAACCTCCTAAATTAGAACTTGCAAGTAAATAGGTATTTGTATACGCTAAGTTAAATGGCTCAAATATACTGCCACCGTCACCACCGCCTGTTCTAGATCCTATACTTCGTCTAAATATGCGTCTTACCTCTAAAATTTCTTTTGGAAGTGTATAGGTGTTTTGATCAACAATAGTTGGCATAAAAAAATAACTTTCTTCTGTACTATTTTCATTCCGTTGCCTATATCTTGATAAAGCTTTGTCTAATGCAGTTTCATAATGTACAGGGTCAAGTTCTACATCTACCATTCCTCCACCTAACATGTTGTGAATGTAATCGTAAACTTCTTGTCTTAATGTAGCTAATTCAGTCATATTTTTATGTCTCCTATTGTATTTATCGACGATAAATACAATATGCCTAGAATATCTTTATACAAACCAACAAAAGGTAATGATTACAATTTTATTGATAATAGAATTTTAGAAATGTTTACAATTGGAGGGACCGATTTACATTTACACAAATATCTTGGTCCAAAAAATCCAATCTTAGAAGAAAGTACAAATGATGTACCACATTATGATGCAGTGAAAGAAACAAATATACAAGATTTGTTATTTTTAGAAAATCGCGATAGAAAATACGATGAAAACATCTATAGAATTCGAGGTATTTATAATGTACAAGATATAGATTTTAATTTAAGCCAATTTGGATTATTCCTAAGTAATGATACAATATTTTTGACAGTTCATATCAACAGTACAGTCAAAACCATTGGTAGGAAAATTATGAGCGGAGATGTAATTGAATTACCACATATGAAAGATGAGTATGCCGCAAATGACTTTCAAGTTGCTTTAAAAAGTTATTATGTTGTTGAAGAAATAAGTAGAGCGGCAGAAGGATATAGTCCTACATGGTACCCACATTTATACAGATTAAAATGTAAACAAATTGTAGATAGTCAAGAATTTAAAGATATATTAGATCTTCCAATGGATGAAGAAGCTCCTGCAGCAGGTAGTTTAAGAGATTTACTATCAACATATGAAACGGACATGCAAATAAACGACGCTGTTGTTGCCCAAGCAGAAGTTAACGCCAAATTGTCTGGGTATGATGTATCGCATTTATTTACTGTTGCGAGAAAAGAAGATGGTAGTGTAAACATTGTCACTGCTGATATAACAACATTGGATGCAAGCACAGTAAATGAATTAGCTGATCGTATAATGCAAACCCCAGAAAGAAATGGATATATTGGATATATAACTGGCGATGGTATACCACCAAATGGAGAATATTTTGGATATGGTATTGAATTCCCGGACGGAAGTATAGAAGGTGATTATTTCTTACGTACAGATACAAAACCACAACGGTTGTTTAGATTTGATGGTTACCAGTGGAGAAAAATAGAAGATGTAAGCAGAATGACATTAAGTAATTCAGATGATAGGCAAACGCACAGAACAAGTTTTGTGAATAATACAAATCAGACAACAATAGGAGATGAGACATTTGATGAACGACAAAGCCTCAGTCAAGCTTTACGTGCAAAACCTGATAATGTCTAAGGATAGTAAGTATGTTACATTTTTATGATGGTCAAATAAGAAGATATATTACACAGATTGTTAGGGTCTTTAGTAATTTCTCTCACAAAGATATAGATGGAAATATAAAGAAAATTCCTGTAGTTTATGGAGATTTGGCTAGGCAAGTAGGAAGTATTCTTAAAGATAATTCAGAATTAAAAATTTTAAGTGTTCCTAAAATGTCTGTTTACATAACGAACTTAGAAATGGATAGGCAAAGAACGAGTGACAGTACATTTGTTAGAAAAACAAATTTAGTTGAACGAGAATATGATTCAGCAACAAAAGAATACAATAATAAAAAAGGCAAAGGCTATACTGTAGAAAAATTAATGCCAAGTCCCTATACGTTATCTGTGAATGTAGATATTTGGTCTAGTAATACAGATCAAAAATTACAAATACTTGAACAAATTTTAATGCTGTTCAATCCTAGTTTAGAAATCCAAACTACAGATAATTTTATTGATTGGACAAGTTTATCTGTTCTAAATTTAGATCAAATAAATTTTAGTAGTAGAAGTATAGGCGCTAGTACAGAAAGTGAAATAGATATTGCATCTTTAACATTGTCTACACCTATCTATATTTCTATGCCTGTTAAGGTAAAAAAGCTTGGAATAATTCATCAAATAATTACAAGTATATTTAATGAGAGTGCAAATAATGTAGATTTAAATCTAACTATGCCTGAATTATTAGCATATTCAGAAAATCGATTTAAGTCTGACGCAGTACATAAAATTGTTATAGATGAAAATGGAAATGAAATTGTAGAATATGGAGACTTAACTGCATCTAAGGACTTAGTTGATTCAGTTGTAGCAACTACTGTGGGGAATTTTGACTTACTTGTCCTTGGAACTACAATAAAATTATTAGATAAAACAAAACCTAGTAATAGTTTTAGTTGGATAGAATACTTTTTAAATTATCCAGAACAGTATGTAGATAATATTACGGAAATTAGATTATATCAAACTGTATACGAAAATGATATTATTGGTACCGTGTCGATAAATCCAAAAAATGCAGAAGAACTTTTTGTAACGTGGGATATTGATTCTTTGCCGACAGATTCAATTATATCTGGTCCAACAGGTTATAAAACCAAAATAGATTTTATCATAGATCCTACAAAAACAAATCCAGAAAATCTAAAATTTGCCGGATTACGATTAATACTTTTAGATAGTCCATTAGGAGATTTAGACAACACTAATGGTCCTAACGGATGGAAAAACAATGATAACACAGATTTTTATGCTGACATAAATGATATAGTTGAATGGGACGGAAGTAAATGGGTAATTGTTTTTGATGCAAGTGAACATGTTGGAGATCCTATTTATACTACAAATCTTAATACAAATGTCCAATACAAATTTATAAACAACGAGTGGGTATTATCTTATGAAGGAGAGTATCCAAATGGCAGTTGGCGTATCCAATTTTGATATAACTACTGTATGAAGAAAATTGTTTGTAGTGGGGCATTATTATATGCAAAAAATAGCCAAAGATTTTTATTCCTCCATAGAGCACAAGGTAAGAATGGTAATTTATGGGGACTTGCAGGCGGAACGAATGAGGCTAGTGAAACACCGTGGACAGGGCTTGTTAGAGAAATAAAAGAAGAAATAGGCTGCATTGATATTATTAAATCTATACCTTTAGAAACATTTGTTAGTAATGATGATTATTTTTTGTTCCATACATATTTGTGTATAGTTGAGCATGAATTTTTACCTATTTTAAATCAAGAACATGATGGATATGCTTGGGTAAAACTTTCTATGTGGCCAAAGCCTTTACATCCTGGGTTACGAAACACATTAAATACAAAAATTAATCAAGCAAAATTACAAACAGTAATAAATTTAATACAATTATTAGAAAAAAACAATGACGAACTCTGTTAAAAAAACCGCATGGGGGTATGAACTACATTGGGCAATGCAAAAAACTTACACTGGAAAAATTTTTGTTTTTGATAAAATTAGTAATACAGATATGATTTTTCATAAGCATAAAAACAAAAGTTTTTTTGTAAATAGTGGTAAGTTTAAAATTAGATTTGTTGATCTATCAAACGGAGATTTTAAAGAAACATCTTTAGACGAAGGCGGAACTATTGATATCCCTGCGTTCACACCACATCAAATTTGTTGCACTACAAGCAATGGATCTATTAACGAAGTAAGTGATAGTAATAACGAAGAAGATATTTACATATTATTACAAGAAAAATTTATTAAAAAATGTTACCTATATTACTAAAAACCAATAGGATAATTCAAGATTTAAATTTTTATAAAATAAAAATTAAACGAATAAAAAATGATAATGCTAGAGATAAAGCTAATCTTTTGTTAAAAAAATTAAAAGAATACATTGCTGATTTAGATCAAGCGCACAGAATTAGAACTGTGGGCGATCTAAGACCAAATTTATTTACATATCATAGAGAACAAATTTATAAAACGAGGATGTCATTAGATACTATAATTAAAGAAAATAACAAATGAGTTTTCCGAGAGTTAGATGCAGTCATATTTTATTGAGTCATGCAGATGCTATTGAATCTACCCATTCAAGAGATTTAGCATATGCAGTCATGGATGCGAAACGTATTATCCATGACTTACAAACTGGCGGAATATCATGGGCTACTGCTGTTAAAGAAAATAGTGCATGTAATCGAAGTTGGTACAGAGATGGTGATTTAGGTTGGTTTGATTTAACAGATGGTGTATGCGAGGAGCTTTATTTTGCTGTAAACGCAGCGCCAAAAGACATCCTACTAGACGAGCCTATTCACACTCCATATGGTATTCACATTATTGTAAGAACTGGTTAAATATACCAAGATTTGAATATACCAACGACAAGCTATTTTGTATTTAATTAATCCTCAATATCACCTAATGGTGTGAAATTAGTTAAGACTCCACCATTAATTTGTGGGTCAGCTTGCTTAATCTCTTTTTGTGCAATTTCGTTTTCATCCTGCCCTGCTTCATAACTTATTTCTACAATTTCACAATTTTTATTAGGATGATTTTCTGCTACCCATTTTTCTGCGTTAGCTCTTGTAACCCATTTTCTAACTTCCTCATATCCGTCTAAATCTGGATCCCATGTATGCCAAACTTTTACATTTGGCTGTTGTGGATGTGGTTTTTTTACTGCGAATGGCATTTTTTTGTTCTCCTTTTATAAAGATTATTTATCAAAAGTATACCAACCTGTTATTATGTATTTTTCTCCTGTGTAAATAGGATTTCCCCTATGTGGATACATAAAATTAGTTGGAAATATTAATAATTTTCCTAATTCTGGTTTAATTTTTTTTCCTTGGTATAAAAATTCAGTCTCTCCGCCTTCGTCTATATCATTTAGGTACAACATATAATTTACAACCCTTACACTGCTTCCTATATTTTCAATTTCATTGTGCCACGGATGATATCCTTCATGTGGTAATGTTTTTTGTACACTCATTCCTTTTGCAGAATGATCTTGGGCTTGTTTTAGGATAGAATACTTTTCTACGTACTCGTCAAAATAAATTTTATTTAAATTTTCGTAAAAATATCCACACAAATTGTAATCATAATGATACATATTTTGGGTATGAGCCCAATCAAAAACAATTCGTTCATCTTGGTTTCGCCGTATGTCATTTAATCTATTTGTAATATTATTTTGCGACATTATGTCAAAATGTCTAATTATTTCTTCACAATATTCTTGACTATATGCATTTTTATATTCTTCTATTCCGTCATAATTGTCTATCATGCATTTCTCTTATATATGGTATATACTTTTCAGCACTTAACTTATGAAAAAAATAATTATAATGTTCACTATCTACTTTTTCTTTTTTTATATTTTTGTATCCAATACTTTCTAAATAAGTTTCACAATCAATTTTAGCTATGTGTGTTTTAGATAATGTGCTGAAATAATCTAATGTTTCTTTTGGGATAAAACAGCGATTATTAATATTCCAAACATACATAGGAACGTTATTATTAGCACAAATCATATCACATACAGCAATGTCTTTCATGTAATCTTCTTGTTCTAAATGGGTATTTTGATAATGCCACATCTGAAAATAAAGATAAGAACTACGTCTAACATCGGGTTCTGAAATCCAAGGCGCGGTATCTCGTATGTACGGAAACTCTATCCAATCGTCAGGCAGTGCTCTATGAAAACATTCTTGATATTTATTATCTACACTTAATGAAATACTCCAACGGTCCATTAAATCGTCACTCGAGTCTTTATTCAAGAAAAAATCTATTGGAAATATTTTTTTATAACTTAATTCAGGATTTATTACAA